GGAAGCGCGCTCATCACGCAACCTCCGACACGAGAGCCGAGAGGTCAGAGGGGCGGAGCGTGGGGAGCTCGTCGGAGAGCGGCGATCGCTGCGTCTCGGGTTCGGGCTCCGCCGCAAACGCGAGCTCGTTCGCGGCGTGCCCCACGTCCTTGCGGTGGGGCCATTGCGTCTGGATCAGCAAGAGAGCGTCGCGCATCTCGAGAGTGATCGGGGCCCATCGGTCACCGCTGAGAGCACGCACGGCGGCTGACAGCGCCGCGTCACCAGCGACCGCGCCGGACGCGTACGCGCTGTCCTCGCACACGATAACAGAGTCAATCGTCAACGTAAGCGTGGCAAACGACGTGTACGTGGTAATGGTGTTCATGGTCTGACTCCAATTAGGCTGGGGTTGGACTAGAGGCTTGGGGCGTTAGCGCGCCCCGGGCCTCGCTTCGTTGTGCAGATTCGTCACTGCCCATGCAGCTGACAAGGGGTCGCGTGCGGATGTTCCGAGTCGACGCTAATTCGGTGCGATCTAGTGCGCATATGCGCGTTTGGGTCGGTGCTCCGTAATTGGCAATGGGAATACGCTCGAACATTCACGCGCCGAGTGCGCTCGAGCGCACGCCATACGCGTGCGAGGTCGATATTGCGGGCTCGTATGGTGGATATGTGGGGACGCCTCGCGAGAGCGTTCGGAGCCGTAAATTGCGGTGGATTTGCCGCGAGTGCGTGGCGCGTGCGGTGAGCTGGAAACGCGAACGCGGCGCAAGCCTCTCGATGGAATGGAGGGCCTGCGCCGCGCGGGGAGAGCGGCACATAAGAATTATAACCTTAGCCTACTAGGGATATAACCTTAGCGGCCTGGGTTACTCTGTTTGCGTGCTTTGAGTTCGTCAGGAGTGGGGAGTTTGCCGGTACGGAGCCAGCGAGCGACGAAGGCACTGAGCTCCTTGGGGAGGAGCTTTCGGCCCGCTTCGACCATGGAGATCATTTCCTGCGAAGTGCCGAGCGCCTTGCCGAGCGCAGCTTGGGACATGCCGAGCTGTTTCCGCTTGGCGATCATGCGGTCAATCATCGCCGTGCCCAGTCGGGTCGCGCAACCACTTGTCAGGTTCGCGGTCCGTGGGAGAAGGATCCTCCTTCTGCACGACCGCGATGATTTCGCTCTGGGGGATGAGGCTCGGGCCGTTCTCGTCGTCGTGGTAGACGAGGCCTTGGAGCAGGTTGTGGCGTTGCAGGAGGACGACGTCGCCCGGCTCCGCCTCCGTCTGGAGGCGCACGCCGTCCTTCCACTCTCCCGGGCCTTTGGCGAGCAGGATTGCGCGCAGGCGCGGATGCTTCTGGTCGTTGCGGACGACGATGAGCCCGCCCGGCGACTTCTCCTCTGCGGGCTTCTCGACCTGAACGAGAGCCCACTCGTGGAGGGGAACGATGGTTTCGTTGTGCTTGCTCATCGCGACTTTCCTTTCTTGGTGTTGACGGTGATGGCGGGAGCGGTGACTTCGGCAACGGCTTGGGGTTTCTCCTCGAGAAGGATGTATGGGATGCCGAAGACCGTGAAGTCGTACTTGAGACTCGGGTGACGCAGATGCACGGCTTGGCCACTGAAGCTGAATGCCCACCCGTCATGAGCCGTGAACCGGCGGGAGTATGGCGTGCCGTGCTGTGGAATGGGCAGGTCTTGCAGGAATTCGATGTACAGAATCATTTGCTGTCTCCAATCATGCGGGTGAGAAGCCAAGTGGGGTCCGTGTACCAGCGCGCGGGCCGGCTCATGATGGCGCCGCCAGGGAGCGTGCCGCCGGGGCGTTCGCCGGGAATCTTGGGGAGCTCAAGCGTCACGACCTGCATGGACGTGAGGCGGTCCCCGAGGAGGTCCTCGAGCATCTCCTTCGCGAACCCGAGCTTCACCGTGTCGTACTTCGCGCCAATGGCGTGGACGACGTTGGGCTCGCTCGTGATGGCCCACGCGTAGATGCTGTCCGGCCGTTCGATGTCACACGCGAGGCGCACCTGCGCATTCGCCAGGAGCCACAACCAGATAGGTTGATGCGCTTCCATGAAGGCCCGTTGCTGCGCCGCGTCTTCGGGAGAGGGTTTGCCCTTCTTGCCGGCCCCGCTCGCGCCCGCGCGTTCGCCGGCCTTGCTGCGCGCGTAGCTGACGGAGAGGAAGTAGAGGAGCGCATCAATGTCCTCCGGCGTGTAGTAGCGAATCATCCAAAACTTCTCAGGTTCCATGCTTGGTTTTTCTCCTGGGGACAGCGGCAGTGAGCCTGCGATAGGGCTCGAGCTTGGGTTCGGTAGTCGCCTCGACGCGCGTGCGGATCCGAGTCCAGCGCTTCGCGACGGTTCGCGTCCGTCCGCCGAGGACGGCCGCAGCGCGCGATTGCGAATGCAGGCTCGTGACGAGGTAGAAGAGACGTGCTTGCTTCCTCGATAGAAGCCCTTGGAGGTCTCTGTAGACCTGGGCTTCGCTCAAGACCGGAAGGGACTGAAGGAGGCGGATTCGGTTGCAGGCACGGACGAGGCGCTGATGCACGTTCGGCTGCGATACGCCGAAGAGCTCGGCGATGTGCTTCTGCGTGAGCCCACGGTGGAAGTAGAGCTCGACGATGTCCTTCGTTGCCGGGTCCAGCCGCTCGAAGTGGGGGACGACGTCGCGGTCGTAGTCCCACTCGCTCTCGAGGCGCTCGCTCGGCTCGACGATGGCGAAGCGCGTATCCATGAAGTTCGTGGGCATCAGGATTTCGCGCATACCTTCACTCCGGTGATAGGCACGGTGACGATGGGCCGGACGGAGCGGAGCCGTACACGGACGCTGACTTGGTGCTCGCGAACGCTGACGATGCGGCCCTGCATGCCGCGAAACGGGCCCTCCTCGATGGTCACGAGCTCGCCGCGCTGAATGGGATGACCGCGCATCAGGCGCTTCTTCTCGGCGTCCGATATCTGGAGGAGCGCGCCGTTCGGAAGACGCATCGCCCGATCGACCTGACGCGGCAGTCGGTGAAGGCGCTGGCTCTCGTTACTCACGAGCGCGTAGCCCTCGAAGATGTGAACCTCGACGCCGAACCACGCGCGCAGTACGTGCGTGAGCTTCTCCACGTCGTGGCCGTCCTCCACAAGGCGCATCACGACCCACTTCATCGCGACGGCTCCGCATGCTCGTTCACCATCCAAACGGGGTCTCGCGACGAGCCTGAACGGACAATGGCCCCCATGTTCAGGAGCTGCGCCCAAGCCGAGTCAAAAAGCGCCGTCTTGGCGCGGATCACGGCCCGGAGCTCGGTGCGCGTGCCGCGGAACCCTTTGTTTTCGATGAGCGTGGTCACGATCTTCTTCGCGACCTCGCGGACAGCTTTCGTTTCCGCTTGCTGGCTACGATTCGAAGAGCCTTGCTCGAGCTGTTCTCCGTCGAGGTGACGGACGATGAGCGCGTGATTGGGGCCCGTCTCGCCGGCGATGTCTTCGGTGACGAGGCCGAAGTCTTCGATGGTCTTGCCGCGGATTCGGTCCTTGTCGTGGACGACGCGCGTGGGCTCGTTCTTCTCGCCTTCGAAGATGAAGACGCTTTGCCCTGCGTCGAAGAGCGCCGAGCTGCCTCGGATCGCGTACTTCGCTCCGCCGCCGTTCGGGCCGTTCGGTTTGCGCGCGTGGTGAATGACGATGAACGTTGCGCCCGTCCGCTCGCTCACGCGAGAGAGGATGTCGAGGTAGGAACGGACCTCGGAACTGTTTTCGTCGGCATGCGGGAAGGCCGCGCGGAGCGAGTCGACGATGACGAGCGTGTAGCCCTCGACGAGCTTCACGAGCTCGTCCTGCAATCCGTTCTCGTCCAGGTACACGCGGGGGAGACACGCGACCGTGAGCGTTCCGACGGGAAGGTCCCGGAGCTCGAACCCCATGCCGCGCGCGAGGCGCTGGTAGCGGTCCTGATTGAGCCGGAGGCCTTGCTCGTAGTCGAGGTGCAAGACCCGCCCTTTGCGACAGCTCCACACGCCCCAGACCGAGCACCCGCTCGCAACGCTGACGGCCAAGCTCTGGAGTGCCATCGTCTTGCCCGAATAGCCGTAGCCGGCGACGAGGGTGATGAATCCGGGGGCGAGACCGAAGGGCTGGCAGACCCACGGGACGGGCGCCAGGGGAGCCGCGAGCGCGTTGATGTCGACCAGGTTCCAGCGCTCGAACGGAACGACGGGCGCAGGCTTCGGCAGTGGCTTGCGGATGCCGAATGTCACTCGGCTCCCTCGAGCTCTTCGAGTTCCTGTGCCAGTTCGTCGAACTCGACGGGGTCGTTCCTTATGACGACCCGGATCATGTCCTCCGTGTGCTCGACGAGGCGTAGCAGTTCCGCGAGTGCGCGCTCGGCGTCGGCACGCGCGCGGAGCATGAGCGTGATGCGTCGCTCGAGCTCTTCCTTCGCGACGGTGACGCGCTTGGCGCAAGCGAGCGCGTAGCCGCGCACGCGAATGCGGTTTACGCGCGCTTGCTCCTGCGCGTACCAGTCCGCCTCGAACGCGTCCCAATTAGCTTGAAGCTCGTCGCTCACGGCTTGGCTCCCGGCGGTTTCTTGGGGAGAAGCGACGGGTCGTTCATCCACGCAGGGCGAGAGTCTTTTGCGCGCCGTCTGTCATTGATACAGCGCTGACGGCGAGCCTCGACTGCACGGTCCCTGCGTCTCAGCGTCAACTCAGCACGACGACGGCAGCAGTAGTCGCACGCGCATGACTCTTCGTGTCCCTCAAGGGTAGGGCGAGGATCCTGTACGAAGCTCATCACCACCTCCGCGCAAAGTGCATAACGAGCTCGAGGCTCACCATGAAGACGACGAAGAGGACTGCGTCTCTCATGCCGCCCTCGCGAGCTTCAGGAGAGCAAACGCCTCTTCGACGCTCGTAGCGACACCGGCGACCCCGCCGAATTGTTGCACGACCTTCATCCAGCGGCGCTGGTGCTCGTCGCGCTTTGCGTTGCGCGTGTGCGGGCGCTTCACCTCGATGGCGAGGAGGCGGCCGTACGGAGGTACGACGCAAATCAGGTCCGCGCAGCCGTAGCCGAGCCCCTGGCCCTTCTTCGGTTTGCCGCCGCAGTGGGGGCACATCTCGACTCGGTGCTTCATGCACATCACACCAACCGCGACGAGCGCGATCCGAATGCGAGTTTCGATGACCTTCTCGGTGGGACCTGATGTCGACTTCGGCATAGTTACTTCCCTGCGAAAATGCGATTAGCCAACGTCCGAATCTGCGGAGTCGCCTTTCCGTACTTGTGCTCGAAGCAGATGAATGCCCATCTGCGGCTACGGCGCATGCCGTTCGCGGCGTGGAGGTAGCCAGCGAGCGCTTTGGCCTTCTCTTCGTCGCTCATCCCTCGCTGGCGTGCGAAGCGGTCCATGGGGAGGCCAAGGACGCGGGGCTTTCTCTTCCGCATCTCCCCCTTGTGCCCGCACTGTTCGCACTCCGCGGTGGTCACGATGCCCCCGCACACCGGGCAGAACCGCGCCTCAGGCGCGCTCGCGCGACGGCACGCAACGCCGTCGAGGTGCCATGTGCGCTCGTCATCCGGCTCGCCGTGCGTGTGGGTGACGCCAGGGAGGTCGAGCAGGAGCATGCGCTTCTTGCCGGGGAAGAGACGCATCCCGCGGCCGACGCGCTGAAGGAGCCCGCCCGCTGTCGCGCACGGGCCCGTCAGCATGACGCATTCCGTACACGGCGCGTCCCAGCCCTCCGTGAGGAGGTGCATGTTCGTGAGGACGTTGAGGTCGCCTGCGGCGAAGTCGGCGAGCGCTCGGTCTCGGTCCGCCGTCGGCATCTCTCCCCAGACCGCGGCGGCCGTTCCGCCGGTCGTCTTGTTGATTCGCTCTGCGATTTCTTGAGCGGACTTGACCGAGTTGCAAAAGATGACCGTGGAGAGCTCGCTTGCGTACTTCAGCCATGCATCGACCGGGTCTTGCGCAAGGTCGGAGCCGAGCGCCTCCTTTGGGCGGATGACCTCGCACGGCACGAGGTAGCCCTGCTCGACGGCTTCCTTGACGGTGATGACGGTGATGAGGGCGTCGAAGATTCCGCCGCTCGAGCGACCGAGCCCGCGCCCGTCGCCGCGCTCGGGGGTCGCGTCGAGGCCGAGGAACGTGGCGTCGGGGAGGGCCTTGTCGAGGCAGCTCCACTCGTCGGCGACGTAGTGACGGGCCTCGTCGAGGATGACCAGAGAGCCGCGCGGGATGTTCGCGCCCGGCATCGTGAGCTCTTGAATCGTGCGAACGAACGCGTTGTGCTCGATCTCGAGGCCTCCGCGCTCGAGCGCCGTGCGGAGCTGCGCAACGAGCTCGCGGCGGGGAGCGACGGCTAGAACGATGCCGCCCATCGCGACGTGAAGTCGTGCAGCCTCGACGGCCGTGCGAGTTTTGCCCGTTCCCGTAGGCATGCAGAAGAGGACGCTCCGCGCGCCCTTGGCGATGGCGACTCGGCCACGCTCGAGCGCCTCGAGCTGGTAGGGTCGGCACGGGACGAGCGGCTCGCTCGGAGTGAAGAGCGAGCGGGTCATCCGGTCACCGTGCAGACGCGGAGAGCTAGTCTCCCATTAGGGGAGATATCCCACAATTCACAAGCGTTTCCGTCTGCATCAATTATGGGACCAGAATGAACGAGCCCGCGATCCTGGAGGGAACGCAGTGTTTCAACTTGGGCGTCGTCACCGGTGATGTCTTCTTCACCCTCGAAGGAGGCGAGTTCTTGGAGAACTCGGAACTCTTGTTTCGTAAGCCCGCGCATCACCCGACCTCCAACGCCGCAGGGGCGCGGCGAACGAGCTTTTCGAGCTGCGCGCGGGTCACGAGGAAGGCGCTTCGCGTGGTGCCGTTGTGGCGCACGAACGTGATCCAGAATCGGCCGTCGTCTTCCGGCTCGATCGTGACGTCCTCTTCCGGCTCCGTCGGCACGACGCGAAACGCGCGCTCGGCGACAATCGGCGTGCCGGGGGCCTTCGGAGGCGGCGCGGGAGCCGGGGGAGGCGAGGCGATGAAAAGAGACCCGATGCCCACGGGGCCTTTCTTGCGAGCCGCCATCAGAACATCTCCGTTTGTCTAAAATCGGGGAGTTCGTAGAGGCTCGTCGAGCCGAACACTTGGCGGAGTGCGCGGCGCCATACCTTGGCGCAGGCGCTGCGGTTGTCGCGGATAGCGTTACGGAGCTTGAAAGCGGACCAGTGCTCGTGACGCGCCCAGGTCTTTAGCTTCTCTAATGCGAGTACCGATCGATCGAATGCTGGAGTCGGCCGCCTCTTTTTCGGCTTGTCGGTCATGGCGCACCTTTTGAAAATTGAATTTCGAACGCGAGCGTGTTGCGCGGAGCTGAACCGTGGACACGCTGATTGGCGTGGAAGAGTTCAGTCGGACGCGCTGTTCGGCAGTGGCCCGGTCCCATCGACAAGCCAATCGAGAGACACGCCGAGAGCTCGCGCGAGCGCGGATAGCGTGGACGCGCTCGGGTCTCGTCGCTGGCCCGTCTCGATCTGCAATGAATGGCCGAACGTCAGCCCGGCTTTGGCGTCGAGTGCGCGCGCGGACAGGCCTGTCTGTCGTCGCGCCCAGCGCAAGCGCGTTCGGAGTGTCCTCATGCTAGCTACGTACGTAGCTGACACTACGAATGTAGTCAAACTGGACGCCGACTATGCTTGTCGCCACGATGGGGGAGTGGCGACGCTAGTCGAGCGAATTGAGCTGATTCTCGAGGAGGGAAAGTTCTCGAGCGCGCGGGCGTGGTGCCTCGCAGCCGGGCTTTCTATCAGCTACCTGGGCACGCTGAAGTCTCGCCTTGAAAGCGGCGAGGTGCGCCAGGGTAAGAGCGAGCAAATCGCCAAGCTCGCGCGTGCGGCTGGCGTGACGGTCGAGTGGCTGATGGGCGAGAGCGACCAGCGCGAGCCTACGCGCACATCCATGCCTGCGCCTGCGACCAGTGCTTTCGAGGCGGCTCAGCTGGCTTACCAGTGGCCGTCGATGACGATCGAGCAGGCGAACGAGGTCTTCCAGCGCCTTGAAGCTGACCGCGCGAAGGCTTCCCCGCTGCTACCGCAGGTCTTTTGGATGGCTCATTTCGACCGAATTGTGGCCGAGATTGTAGGCGCAACGCCTCCGTCTCCGAAGACGAGGTCTAAGAGCTCGGTGTTCCGCAAGAAAGCCGGCTAGCGGCGTTTCCCGGTGTCGGCCGTGGTGGCGTCGCAGCCCTTCGGGGCTTGCGAGATCGGCGGGTAGGACGCCGACGTCGAGCCCGTGAAGCCGCTCGAGTTGAAGGCCCAGGAAATCTGTAGGGTGCCCGTCCGACGTGTCGGGTCGAGCGGGCTCTTGAGCTGCAGGTCACACTTCGTCTGGAGCTTGCAGCCAGCGATGAGGTCGCCGTGGCAAGCGCCAGGGAGCCCTTCGAGCTCGATGGCATAGCTGTCGTCCGCCGACTTCGTGATCGTGACGGTCGTGGGCTCGACCGGGCCGCTGAGTAGCTCAGCGCAGCCGTCGCTCTGCGATTCGGTCGTGGACGTCAACGTGAACGTCCCTTCGACCTGGCAAGAGCTCCTGCCGCCTTCGTCGCCTCCGGTCGACGAGCTGCACGCTGTCAAAAAAAACGCAGCCACCGTAAACGCTGAAATTCCCCTCATAAGTCGAGCTTATCGCGACCGAAAATCGCCGGCCAGTTTGACTACGTTCGTAGTTGCAGCTACACACGTAGTCGAGGTGACTGATGGCGAATGCGACGGAAACGGTGAAGTCGCCGATCGAGGAATTCGGCGACGCCGCAATTCAACAGGTGCGAATTGTTGCACGTTTGGCCTTCGAGAATGAGCGCCTTCGTCGAAACGAGGCCGAGCTCACGAAGCAACTACAGGCGGCTAAGCAAGAGAATGAGCTGCTCCGCGAGCAGCTCCGGAGCGCGCAGTGACCGCTCAGACAGCGCTCGGTCAGATTCTTCCGCGCGTTCGTCTCAATGTACTATCGAACAGCGCGATTGCCTGTTATCGGGCATGCCCGCGTCAATTCAAGTACCGCTACGTCATGCGCCGCCGGCCTCGGCGCGCGGACGAGGCGCTCCGATTCGGTTCGTTCTTTCACTGCGGTCTGAACGCATGGTGGAACGAGGTAGGTGACGCAAACGACAAATTTAGCGCGGCCGTTTACGCAATGCGTGAACGCGCGGAGAAGAACTCCGAGGACGCTGACCCGTACGATCTGGTCAAAGCCGAGGAGCTCATCAGGGGTTACACGGCTCGGTGGGGTAGCGACGTTTACAGCACCTTCGCCGTAGAGAAGGTTTTTGACGTTCCTCTCGTCAATCCAGAAACGGGCCACGCGAGCAAAACGTACCGCCTCAGCGGAGCGATTGATGCGCTCGCTTTCGCGCCTAGCACCACCAGACTCATTCATGTAGAGCACAAGACGACTTCATCGGACATCACTCCTGGCGCCGATTATTGGCGCAAGGTCTCAGCGCTCGACCCGCAGGTTTCGACGTATCAGGCGGCGCTCAAGGCCCTCGGATACGAGGCCGAAACGCTCTACGACGTCGTGCGCAAAGTCACCCTGAAGCCGTACAGAGCGACTCCAGAGGAGAAGCGAAAGTACACTCAGGAAAAGTCGAAACAGTGCCCCTTCTGCAAGAAGAAAGGGAACATCCCAGGTCCCCACCTCGTTAGCGCTGAGGGGGAGCCAGAGCTGTACTGCGAAGACGGGCGCATCATCACCGAACGCGGCGGCCGGCTCTACGAGAACCAGCACGACCACGACGAGACTCCGGAGGAGTACCGCGAGAGAGTGCAGAAGCACATCGCGGAGCACCCGGAGCACTACTACGCGCGCGGTCCCATAGTCCGCCTCGAGCGCGACGAGCAAGAGCACGCCGCGGACGTTTGGCAGACGGCCAACATGATCCGCATGTCGGAGAAGAGCGGCTCATTCCCCCGTAATCCGGGGTCGTGCGAGCGGTTTCACAGGCTCTGCGAATACTTCGACGTGTGCTCAGGCATCGCGTCGATCGACGACGACTCGCGTTTCCGCACCGCGGAACACGCTCACGAAGAACTGCAAAAGGAGATCTGAACATGGCTGCAAAGAAAAAGGCGACGAAGAAGACGACCGAGAAAAGGGTCGAGCGGCCCGTGCTTGTCACTACCGAATTTAGGGGAGTGTTCTTTGGGTACGCCACGAACACCAATGGTTCAACAATCACGCTGAAGCGTGCACGAAATTGTGTGTACTGGCCCGCATCCAATCGAGGGTTTCTCGGCTTGGCGGAGTCGGGACCAATGACCGGTGCCAGAGTGGGACCTCCGGCAGATATCGAACTCCGGAAAATCACTTGCGTCGCAGAAGTGTCTGAGGCGGCAGCGCGGGTATGGGAGGCGGCGCCGTGGGCCTGATTCGCGGCGCAGTCCCGAAATGGGTCGGCTACGGCGACGGCTACGGCTCCGGCTACGGCTACGGCGACGGCTCCGGCTACGGCTCCGGCTACGGCTACGGCTCCGGCTACGGCTCCGGCTACGGCTACGGCGACGGCTACGGCTACGGCTCCGGCGACGGAGGCAATAAATGACGCTCGAAATCAAGAGCACCAAGCGTGACGCGCCAATCCGCCTACTCGTGTACGCGGACGGTGGCGTCGGTAAGACCTCGCTCGGGGCGAGCGCTCCGAACCCGATCTTCATCGCCTCGGAGAGCGGTCTCTCCAACATCGATGCAAAAGCCATCACTCCCGAGAACTGGGGTGAAGCGCTCAAGGCTGTCGACATCGTCGCCGGTCTTGATTTCAAGACCGTCGTAGTCGACTCGCTCGACTGGCTCGAACCGATGTGCTGGGCGCACGTCTGCAAAGAGAGCGGCAAGAAGGACATCGAGACCTTCGGCTACGGTAAAGGCTACGTCGTGGCGCTCGACCAGTGGCGCGTGTTCATCCATCGCCTCGCATCCCTCCACGCCAAGGGGATGCACGTCGTCCTCATCGCGCACGCCATCTCGAAGACGTTCCAGAACCCAGACGGGGACGACTTCAACAAGTGGCAAATTAAGCTCCACGATAAGGCCGCGGGCCTCTTCAAGGAGTGGGTCGACATCGTTGGATTCGCCCAAAAGGAGTTTTCGACAGTCGAGCAGGAGAACAAGCGTTCGAAGGCACTCTCCACCGGGCGTCGAGTTCTCCGCACTGACGGCGGAGTCTCCTTCGACGCAAAGACCCGCTACGCGATGCCCAAGTCGATCCTACTCGATTGGGCGTCACTCGAGACGGCGTGCGAAACGGCAGTATCTCAGCAGCAGACCGTCTGAAGCAGGAGATCCACGCCCGGCTCGCCGAGCTCGGGGACAAGGAAGTCGAAGCAAAAGTCCACGGGTTCTTGGAGTCGGCAGGGTGGGGGATGTCCTCTCTCGTAGAGGCAAAGGACCGCTTGGACGTCACCATTTCTGAGCGCCGCAAGGCCTCTTGAGGAGATAGATATGGCAGTAGCGGCAGGACGATACATGGCTCGTGCATGTGGGCAGGCCGTGCTCGGCAAGACGCCGAACACGGGCACTCACTACATCGAATGCATGTTTGAGATCTCCGTCGACGAGAACGAGCGCCCGGCCCAGGTCCGCTGGACTGGCTGGTTTGGGCCGAAAAGCGCGGAGCGCACAATCGAGGCGCTCCAGTACTGCGGATGGCAGGGAGACGACGTTGGCGAATTCGCCGATGGTGAGCTTCACGGCCTCGACACGAACGAAGTCGAGATTGTCGTCGTGATGGAGGAGTACGAGAAAGACGGCGATAAGAAGACGGCCCCGATCGTCAAGTGGGTGAACAAACCTGGCGGCGGAGGCGTGAACGTAAAGAACGCCATGCCGAAAGCGGAGGCTGAGAGCTTCGGATCCCGCATGCGCGGCCTCGTGCTCAAAGCCAAGCAGAAGACGGGTACTCCGTCCGATGCTGACACCGAATTCAATCACGGTGCGAACCAGAAGAAGGCGTCAGGCGAAAAGCCGAAGGGCTGGTGATTCGACGTCCTGGGCATGACGCAAAACTGCCTGAATTGGCCGGTAGCTTAGAGAGGTAGAGCAGCGGATTCCAAATCCGCAAGGCGGGGGTTCGAGTCCCTCCCGGTCAGCCGAAATCAAACCTTGCATGAAGTGGGGTGCAACATGGGAGATTCAGCTAGGGACCTAAGCACATTGCCGCCGCCTCCTCCTCCGGAGAGTGGTAGCCGAATCACTGTCGCGGCGCTCGGTGCGCAGATGCTGTACCGCGCGGCGCTGGGAGAGCTCGCAGAGAAGGACCGAAAGATCGAGGCTCTGAGGCACGCGATGCGGGCCGTGGAGCTCGCGCTTCGCACCGACCCGAAGCGGGACGAGCTGTCTAGGGTGTTGGCCGATTACTTGTCGGATGCGCGTAGGGAAGAATGAGCCCGGCCCTTCTCGCCATCCGCAAGGAGCGCGCAAGGCTCCTTGCTGAGATGATCGGCGAGGAGATGGGACTCCCGCCGGAGGACATCTTGGGGGTGGGTCGAGACCGGGTCGTGATCGCGGCGCGCCATCGCTTGTGGCGCATGCTGATCGATTCCGGTCTTTCTCTCAACGTGGTCGCAGAGGTTGTCAATTGCCACCACACCACAATTCACTACGCAATGCGGAAGCTGCGCCGTGCAGACCAGAAGGCACGATTGGAGGACGGGAATGGAACCGACGCAAACGAATGAGCAACAGGTCACGGAGGAGAAGCCGAAGCTGCGCGGGTTCGCGCGCATAGACCCGTCGAAGGTGAAGGAGATCGCGCGAAAGGGTGGCAAAGCCTCCCAGGCCTCCGGCAAAGCGCACCGCTTCACGACGGAGGAAGCAAAAGCTGCGGGTCAAAAGGGCGGGAAGGCGCCGCGTGTGCGGCGTGAGGGAGTGACGAGGTGAAATCATGGCCGGAACCAAAGCGACTGCTCGACCTGCGAACGCTGGAGCTCGTGATGATGTGGCTTCGAAAGCAGCGAAACCAAGGAAGCGGACCCGCCGCGCCGCCAAGCGGCACGACCCCGTAAGCCATCCGAAGCACTACACGAGCCATCCCTCTGGAATCGAATGCATCCAAGTGGTGGAGCACTTAGACTTCTGCATCGGGAGCGCGATCAAGTACCTATGGCGAGCCGGGCTGAAGGGAGCCGCGATCGAGGACCTCAATAAGGCGCGCTGGTACGTCGACCGCGAGATTCAGCGGCGCGAGCGGGCAACGCGTACGTCCAGCACGGAAGGAGGCAAGGATGCGTAGGTTCATGATGATTCGCCGGGTCGACGAGACCGGCGTGAGTGGAACGGGACACATCGCGGACGGTGTCGTGTTCGACGATGGGAAAGTCGTCGTCCGCTGGCGCACCGCGACGCCGGGTACGACGAGTTTCGACTCGATCGAGCACGCGAAGGCGGTTCATGGGCACGACGGCAAGACCGCCTTCGAGTTCCATGACGACGATGCTCCTGTCATGTGGCTCTGCTGCATGTGCTTCTCGGACATGGACCTCCCGGTCAACCACTGCTTCCAGTGTGGAGCAGGGGGATCGGCTGTCGCGATGAGCAATTCGCAGATCGAGCAGATCCAGCGGCACGACAAGCATCGTCTCGAGTCGATCGACAAGCTCCACAAGGAGCTGGTCCCGCTCCGACGGATCGCGATCGACACCTATGGCCCAACCGCCTTGGGTCTCTCAGTGAGCCGATTTCACGGCGCAGACGGCGAGGAGTTCGTGAGTATCCGCCAGGGCAACACGACCTTCAGCGTGGGACCGAACCCGGGAGAAAGCGACGAGGCGTACCTGCGGCGAGCGGGCGAACGCTGCACGCTCGACCCCGAGCATGTGCAACGCCTGCACGCCGAGCGCTCGCATCTGGCCGGCGAGACCCCAAACACGAAAGGCACGGAACAATGATCCCTGACGAGACCTATGCGAAGCTTGGATACGAGGAGTACGCCGTCAGCACGGGAGGCAAGACCTACGACGGTCCGTCCGTGGGCTGCGCGGTGCTCAAGAGGTATGGCAAGCACGTCACGTGCAAGGCGTGCGCGAAGAAGCGGGGATTGCCTCGGGTCACCGATGGTGAGGGCACATGAGCGACGAGAACCGCTGCGAGTCGATCGATCCGATCGGACTTCTCGGGAAGAACACCCGCTGCGACCTCGACAAGGGGCACGCAGGACAGCACCGCGCTCGGAAGCACACCTACGACGGTTGGGAGAGCGAGGCACGCTGGAACCCTGACCCGGTCCAGGACGAGTTGCGCGCGCTTCGGAAGGTGGCCGAGGCGGCGCTCGCTGTCTATCGCGCCTGGGTCCGGGACCTTCACCACGTGAACAAGATGTTCGCGATGGGACGCGAGCTCCGTGACGCGGGCTACGAGCTGAAGCCTACGCCTCCGATCGGCGGTGCCAAGTGAGCGATCGCGTCGCGACGTGCGAACATTGTGGCGCAAAGAAGAGGCGCCCGTGGCTGCGTCCGTGCCCTGAGGGGTGGTTCTACCTCGAGACCCGCATCGACGAAGGCGAGCCGGACGGCATCATCACGTGGGCGTGCTCGGAGCCGTGCATGTTCGCGCTTTGGCGACCCGGACCAGGGCCGATCATGACCGACTCCTCGGAGTCGAACACCGAGGAACAGAAGCCATGAACCTGGACAGGATCATCACACTGGCAAAGGCGCTCGACCTCTATGATGTGGAGGTCCGGTTCGCGTACGCCAAGAACTGCGACCGCGAAGGGCACAAGTGGTGCTGCCAGCTGAACGTGAGCGGCGGCTTCGTCGACTACGGTCCCACGCCCGAAGCGGCGGCCGAGGCTCTCGAGACTTGCTTGCGGCGCAAGGTGGAGTGGAAGCGGGACGCGGCATTGCTCGTCGTGAAGAACTTCGAGGTGGCGTTGGAGCTGCCCGGCGATGGAGACCCTCGGATATGAGCACGTGCGTCACCTGCCGCGGACGTATCGACGCACACGCATTCGAGATGCGCACGAAGGTCGCGACGAAGCTGGGCATACCCGTCACGCCGCCGAAGCGATGCAGTGAGTGCACGTGGGAGGCGCTCCTCGCGCTTGCATGCACCGAGGATGCTCCGGAGCAATCCAGCGAGGGTGACCATGGTTGAAGACCCTGATGCGGCGTTGCCGTCGAACAGCGAGGGTGACCATCGATGAAAGCGCGACTTTTCGACCACCTCGGCGTCCACGTCCACACGGTAGAGGACGTCGGCAAGCACCCGCCTCCCGGCTGGAACTGGGTCGACCATGAAGCGTTCATGGAAGTCCTCTACCGCCGGACCTTCGCTGAGCCGCTCGGCGTTGCGTACCGACCGGGTAGGCACGAGCGTCGGTTTGATTTCGTCGGCGTCGAGGTCGACAACCACGGCACTTGGGCGAGGTACGAAGAGAGCGGTGCAACTCTGCTGCCCTGCGAGGACGCGAAGCGATGAGTGAGAAGAGGACCGTCTGGCACGTGTGCTCAGGCTCGTACGTCGATGAGGATCCGTACGCACGCGAGAGCAGCTGGCGCGCCGGCAAGAGCAAGGGCGGGCGGAAGAAGAAGCCCGTCGAGGCAATGCCGCCATCATCCACGGAGCCGAAATGAGCATCCCCGACTTTCACAAATGGGCAACGGATTTCGTGCGAGCGAACATGCGCGAGTTCAGCGAGACGTCCACGAGCACGATCCGTTTTCGGG